GACGTCTGAAGTCATTGGTTTGTACCGTAACTGGGAAGAGGGCGACGATACACTGACCAAATTGGACTGGCTCATTGAGTTTAAGTTCATACCTTGGCGCGGTGCCTACGCCATTGGGCTACCTCACCTCATCGGTGGCATGTCTGCAGCTCTTACAGGCGCTCTGCGTGCTTTGTTGGATACCGCACACATCAACAACAGCGCCACGATGATGAAGTTAAAGGGCGGTAAGATCTCTGGTCAGTCTGATCAGATTGATGTGACGCAGGTTATTGAGCTAGAAGGCTCCCCCGGCATTGACGACATACGCAAAATCGCTATGCCTATGCCATTTAACCCACCTTCTCAGGTGCTCTTAGAGCTTCTAGGCTGGCTTACAACCGCGGCTAAGGGGGTAGTAACCACCGCAGAGGAAAAGATCGCTGACATCACCTCTAATGCGCCTGTAGGCACTACCCAAGCGTTGATTGAGCAGGGTGCTGCAGTATTTTCTGCTATTCATGCCCGTTTACATGACTCACAAGCTCGTGTTTTGCGTGTTTTGGGCAGGATTAACCGTTGGTATTTGGATGATCAGCGCCGTGGCGACATAGTTGCTGAGCTGCCAATCACCCGTGAAGACTTTAAGCGTAATTCTGACGTAGTTCCTGTGTCAGATCCGCACATCTTCTCTGAAACACAACGGATGGCGCAGACTCAGGCGGTTATTGCCTTTGCTAAGGAAGCCCCTGACCTCTTTGACCGTAGGGCGGTGTACTCAAGGGCTCTAAAACAGATGAAGGTGCCTAATCCTAGTGAGTTAATGCCTACAGCTGTTAAGCCAACGGAGATGAATGCTATTGACGAGAACGCTTCTATGGCATTGGGACGTCCAGCCTTTGCTTACCCAAGCCAAGATCATCTAGCGCACATCCAGACACACTTGAAGTTTGCTTTAGATCCTATCTTTGGTAGCAACCAAATGATTGCTCAGAAGTGTTTGCCGCTAGAAATTGAGCATATTAAGCAACACATGATCCTTTGGTATACAAGTCAGGCAAATGCCTACGTTACCCAAGGAACTGATATTGATCTCAAGAAATATGCTGAGAGCAAGATGCAGAAAAACATTGACCAGACGATTGCTGCAGCCTCAGCTCATGTTGAGATGGATGCCCAACAGGTATTCGCTCAGGTTTTGCCTAGCTTGCAGCAGCTTGGCCAGTTGTTAAGCCAGATGCAGCAGAAACAGGCAGAGCAGCAGAAGGCGCTGATCCAAGATCCAGAGGCTAATGCTGTATTGCAGGCGTCTATGGCGTAGGCACCGCGCCAAGGTATGAACTTAAACTCAATGAGCCAGTCCAATTTGGTCAGTGTATCGTCGCCCTCTTCCCAGTTACGGTACAAACCAATGACTTCAGACGTCAAATCGTCAATCATCAAGATGTATGGGGCTAGTTCACCCTTGCTGCGGTCGTCATCCTCCATCTCCAGCCATGTATAGATGTGGTAAACGGTACGAATACCGTCCACATTGTCAGACATGCTCTTGCCTTCAATCTTGTCATTAGCCTTTTCTGGGGCTGATTGCTCAGGGTCGAGGGACGCACGCACCAAAGTGATGTCACGATACAGGCCACGGTCTACACGGCGCTTGAATTCAAATTCTGTGATCTCATGAACTTCCGTTACACGCTGGGCTGTGTAGAAGTTACCAGCCGCAAATGGAAGGTAGACGTTATCAATAGGTACAAACTCAGCACACGGACGCTTCTTCTGCTCGTCGTACCACATCTTCATGTACTGTGAGCCACCCAAAGGCAGCTGTGTCAGCAACTGTTCCTGCTCGTCGCGGTACTCTTCGATCTGCTCAGTCAGCTGCCAGTTCATGTAGTCGCGTTTGCGCTCAGAAACCTCAACCTTTTCGGGCGTTGACTCACCTAAGACCTGTGAACGCACAGGGCCATCAGGTGGGAAGAGCTCTTTAATCGCACGAGAGGCAAAGTCAATACAGCCCTCAGCCATGATTGGATGTACAACCTTAGACGCACCATTGAAGTTGGCACCACCGGGGGCGTCATTACCCATACCAGTACGGCGTAAGCCATCTTCATACTGCTTGTCTCGACCCTTGCGGTCTTCCTTGTCCTTCTCAATGTACTCAATGAACTCAAGGGCAAGGCTGCTAAGGTCTAGTGGGCTAAACTCTTCAGACAGGTTGGTGTAGAAGTCTTCATCATCTGACGGGCCTTTAAAACCATTCATGTGGACAACGACCGAGCCATCGTCCATTTCTTCAAGCTCACCCTCTTCTTCGTCTTCCATGTCAACGATAGCGCCGCCATCAGGCGTCTTAGTAACCCCATCTATAAAGCGCCCATAGTTTGGGTCAACTGGCATCTCAGGCATAATTCTTCCTTTGTAAAATTCTAGAAATAGACTGACTAATGTTAGACATATTAGGGCCTATAGTATTAGCTGCGCCGCCATCGGCAAAATGTTGGGACATAGCGTTAGATAAAAGGTATCCAACGTCATTAGGCTGGTTTTTTACCATTGCTTCAGACATTAGATTATTCAAATCAAAAACGCCGCCATCTGCCATTTTTACCTCGCTGGACATCAAAGCATTATTTATTAATTCGTCTAAACTAAAGACTTCGTTGTTTTTAACAGCACCACCTTCAGCCATGTGTACTGCGCCGCCTGCCTTATAAGGCTGTCCTTTAGTTGTAGACTTCTTAAGGCTAGGCGTAATGTCTATGTAGTTGATGGTCTGTTTACCTTCGCGTGGAACATCAAGCGTTGTCTGACCATACTTACCTTTGAATTGGTTGGCGTACTTCTTTAATGCTCCCTCAAGCTCCTCATCGTAAAACTTCTTCATGCCAGCTTCACGAGGAGCTACAAAGCCAGCGTCCTTCTCTTGCATTTGCTTCCAGATACGATCAGTCAACTTTTGTAATTCTTGTTCAGTCTTGCCTCGGCCAATCTTAGCTACTACTGCATAAAGTTGGTTGCGGTCTTGAACTGTAGTCGCCCTGTTTTCTTGCAAAATCCCACGAGCACGAGCCTCGTCTTCTAAGGCCATGTTGCCAGCCCTACCACCACGTTGCTCTGTAGCTGTTACCGTCCAACCGGTTGGTGGAATCCCCAACTCTTCCGCAAGTTTTGGATCAACCACGTCAGTCTTGTCCCAAGCCACAACGTCAGTTCCCCAACGATTGACTTGTGGTTGAGACTTAGAGAACCCAACACGAGTGTAACCATTGTCCGCTGCATACTTCATTACCCGCTTTAATGCCAGCTTATGCCAGTTGTCAGCAAATGGGCCTTTAGGTACACCACTGGTCAAAGCAGTAATTTGCTTGGTTAAATCAGAAATATCATTAGAGGCTTTTATGCTTTTATTTTTTAATTCTAAATAACCCGGATCATTTCTTAATAATCTATTTACTTCATCTTGACTTGCTTTTTGTAATCCATTTGTTTCCGTAAATTGCATATCATAATCAAGCATTTTTTTACTCAGCAAATCAAACTCTTGTTGTAGCTTTTGTTTTTGTGGCCGCAATGCATCAGCCTGCTTCATACGCTCAGGGTCTTTGTATCCTTGGCGACGCCCCTCTTGATGCCAGTCTGACTGCATCTCATCAACGTATAGTATTTTGTTGCCTTCAGAGTCAACACGGTCTTGCAAACGCAAGTGAGCTATGACGTTAGGCTCATCCCAGTGTGAACTCTCATAGTCATTATTCTCTGCGTATTTGTAATCAGCCTTCAGCTTGTCGAGTTCCTTTTGCATTTCCCGCAATTCTCTTGGGTCATTGCCGGGGTTTTCCATTGAATGCTCAAGCTCCCTAATCTCTTCCTCAAACCTCTGCTTCTTACTTGGTGTCTTTAACAGAATCTCGCGGTAATTCTCACCGCCGGGCAACTGATAATCGTGGAACTTAGTCTCACCTTCGTCTATGTATCCGCTCTCCATTGCATGATCACGCGCATAGCCTTCGGCAGTTTCCACGTCGTAAGCTTCACGGTTCATGCGAATATGATCACCTCGTGGGTCTGTTACGTGATAGCCAACGTCATCATTACCCACAATCTCATATCCCATGTCATTTCTGTAACGGCGGTATGGGTTTTCGTAGTATTCATCATTAGCGTATTGGTTGGCCAATTTTCCAACCTCTTCTTCTACTAAATCATCAATCTTGCCGCTGGCTAATAACTGTTCGGCTTCTTCTGGGTCATATTTTTCTAAAATTCGTGCGCGTATTTCATCTTTTGACTCATGACCAATATGATCCCAGTCATACGCTATATCGTCAGCACGTGAGTTTATATATTCATAGTCATCAATGACCTCACCACTATCAAACTTCATCTCATCAGCATTGCCCTTGCCCTGCTCATACTTCACTTCCTCAATCTCTAACCTGTTCTTTGCCATGTAGTCTTTGACTTGCTGCTTGGTCACAGTCTTCTTACCCTTCAGCCATTCTTCAAGACCAGTCATTGCTAACTCGTCAGGCGTCACATCAGGGAACTTCTTCAGGTCAGACAACATTAACTCGCCGTCAGCAATATTACGCTTGAGGTTAGCTGCAGCTTTCTCAGTTGGGGAGTAGAAGCCCAAGCTATCAGCAGCTACCTTCTCTTCTTTAGGCTTTAAGTCAGCCATAGTCACAGGAGCCGCTTCCTTCTTAGCCATCTTTGCTGCGTTCTCTGCTGCGTACTTCTCGCGCATCATGCGGCTGTACTCTTCCTTGCTTAGCTTGCCTTCAGGCGGTATAGCAAACTGACGAACAGGCGTACCAGCCTTCTCTGCCAGATCTAACGCCATCTCAGCTGCGGTAGGGGCTATAGCCTTACCAACCTTCTTAACTGTGCTAACACCTGACTTGAATGCACTGACTGGATCTACAGGAAGGAATGAGCCTAGCTCTTGCGCTACCTCGCCTGTTTGTGTTGTTGGTTTGAATGGCAAGTTCTCTTTAAAATACTCTGAGCCATACGGTATCTGATACGACTCACCAGTCATGATCTTGGGGATGTCAACCATGTTAATCAAGTCTTGAACACCGCCTAATGTTGTTGACGCAGCCCCACGACCAGCACCTAGCAATGTCTCGCCTAAGCCCCTCATAGCGCCAGTAAAGACATCATTAGTGTCTGTCCATACGCCTGTACGGCCTTTATGTAAGTTAGCGTCAGCTGACCACTTCAATGGGAATAGCTGAGATACATCACGCTTCTCTGGTACGCCACCTTCAGCTAAGCCGCCCTCAGCAAAAAGTGGTGGTAGTTTACGCGCCTTAGTCCAATCAGGAATACGATCCTCTTTGTTCGTAAAGCGTTCTTCAGGTATAACTAAAGGCTCATCGCCTATTTGCTCTATCAACGCTTGCAGGTAATCTTCTTGGCTTCTGCGTGGGAATGGCTCACGCAAGTTTGCTCTTGGAAGCATACGCCACAACGTGCTTTCATCACCAAGCTCTTCTAACGCTACGTTGCGATGACGGCCTTCATGGCCAGATACAAATGGCAATTTACCTTTGTTCTTATTCAATTCAAGAAACGGAACATCTGAAGCGCCACCACCGCCGGGTGACATCTTTTGTATGTATGACTCCATTGCCGCACGGTACGGGTCTGACAACCTAGCTGCATATTTTTGGAACTCGGCAGGGTTAGCAACCATCATGGCAGCAGCATTGTCGCCACCAAAAGCCTGACGCAAAGCCTCTTCTGTGTATTGATGTTCTAAGTTCTTGACCTGATCAGCCGCACGTTGCACGCGCTTAGCGCCGTACTCGCCCTTACTCTGGCGTATAGCCTGCTCTACATTCGATACTTTGCTAGGTATGATGACGGATGGCGCTTGAACCGCCTCATCCTCTTTGCCTAGCATCTTTTTAGTTTTGGCTATAGTCTTCTTGCCCTTTTCAGTCGGCAGGGTATGAGCAGCATAAGCCGCCTCCTGTGCCGCCTTCCTAGCCGCCATCTCAGCAGCTATAGCTTCTTGTGCCGCCCGACTACCAGCTGGCAGCTTAGACAGGAGTTCAGCAAGTGGGCCAGCAATCTTAGAATAGTTAGGCATGTCTACACCGCATAAGGGTTGGTTCGCTTCCGACTGGCGTAGACGTAGTCATCATCGTCATCGGGTGGCTCAGGGTCAATGTCCAAGAATCGCGCATCCCGCAAGTATCTCAGAGCCTGTGTACAACTGTCCACGAAATCATCATGGGTAGAGTCAGGGAAGCTGCAGATCTGGCTTACAAACCCTTCAGCCCAGTCCCTAACGTAGCCCTTCCTCGTCGTGCTCTCAGGTATCCATACGCGCTTGTGAGCGATGATGTTAGCAACGATAGATAGTCGTTGAATCTTATCTGCTCGACCGGGGTTGTACGCTCTGACTGGCAGATGAGCTCTTTGTAAGTCTTGGATGAGCGATATGCCTGAAGCCTTGTCTTCAATAAGAATAAGGTCAACTTTCTTTCCACCGACAAAGTTTCCTCGCCCTTCTTCCTCGGGGTCAGACCCATACGAAACCTTAAACTCCTCAATGACCTTCGGGCGTAGATCCGGGTACTGAAGTCTGTCTTGCCATGCGTCGATGAGCATGACGGCCATCGGCCCATCAAGTGGTTTAAAAATGCCCCACGTTGTTGCCGCAGTTGGGTCATTGACGGTCTTCTCCGTGTAGGCACAGTCATAGCTTTGGAGTACGAACTCAAATTTAGGGAAGGGTTTGTTACATGGCCACAGTCTAAACATGTCACGCTTGACGATGCCAGACTCCTCGGGGTCGATCAGCTCAGCCTCAATCTCTTGACGGCCAAGGCTAGTGCCTTCGTACTGCAGAATCTGCTTCTTGAAGTTGTCAGCTAGGTTGGCAATGTTGGCGTAGGTCGAGGCTCTTGTTAACACCACGTCGTCACCAGCTCTACCTACCAGCTCAACGATCAGGTCTTTGGGTCGTGGCGTAGTCGTGCAGATGAGTCTTGTTTTCTTACCAAGTCGAATACCGAACTGCATCATGTCCCACGCTTCTTGTATGTAGTCCCAAGCGGCTAACTCATCACACCAGCCACCGTGGAACTGAGCACCACGGAAGCGCTCGGGCTCAGATGCTGGGATGCCTTTGATCAGGCTTCCATTGACCAGCACGAGCTCGTGGAGGCTTTTGTTGTAGTCCTTGATCAGTATGTTAGGGATGACGTTCATCAGGCCGCTATCGCCCTCAAAACACGTCCCACGCACGTCAGCTGAGGTTGGGGCGGCTACTAGCCAGCGGGTGTTCGGATAGCTCCACGCCCACCAGCCTATCTGCTCAGCTGCGGTTCGGGTCTTGCCAGCACCACGCCCAGCAAGCATAAGCCAGATGTCCCACCATTCACCCGCAGGTACGATCTGATGGTCATGAGCTTTAGCAAGCCAGTTAGCACGCCACTCAAATGCGGCACGGTATGTGTCAGGGAGGGTGAGATACTTCTTGTGTATCTCAGGGTCGCGCATGAGCTCAACGACGTCAGTCACTTACGATCCAACGCTGTGTCATGCATAAAAGTAAACTGCTTAGCCACGAACACGGCGTCTTCATCGCTTATGTCTTTGAGCTTAATCTCTCTGCCTGAGCTTGTACGCACAAAGTCAATGTCTGGGGGCAGTTGGTTAAGTTTGAACCACGTTATGTAAGCTCTGGCTTGATCTGGTGTCACTTGGCGTCTCCACGGTTTAGCAGTATCTGCCTCAGCTCAGCTGCGTGTCTCTTCTGCTCATCCAGCCATTTGTGTAGGACTTCGTTCTCGCGCCGTAATGCAGCCAGCTCAGCCTTTATAGCAGCCACCTCGACGTTACTTACGAATTCGCTCATTTGCCCTTAGCCTGCCGCCCGAGCTCTACTGTCTGCAGCATAGTCTCAAACACAGCTAAGTCAGCCTTCACCTCAAGTGGGCTGTCCTTGTCACCAGCCAATATCTGGCGGTCGCCGTACTTCTTTGGGTTCCACTTGGCCAGCAACTTCAAGCGTGTCTCAATCTGCAGCTTGCGATGCCCAAGCATGTCCTGCCGAGTAATAGTCAAGCCATTGGCGCTGCTAGTCTCAGTCTCGCCCATCAGGGGAGTGTCAGCAATAGCCAGCAAATCCTCAGCTATAGCGTCGTAGCCCTGCTCTCGCGCACGCGCGATGGCTCCCGAAAGCGCCTCGTCGCGCACCATCCACTCATAAATCTTCTGCCAAGCTGGCATGTGTTCATCCCTACATATCTGACGTAATGGTTCTCCATCAGATAGTCGTTCACATATCTCTTTAGCTAGTTCAGGTGTGTATTTACTGGGACGGCCAATCTTCTTTGGCGTCTTCTGTTGCTTCGTGGCAATTGTGGCTTGCTCAGACATCTTCTCAGTCCTTCAGCGTAATTAGATGCCGATAGTGTAATGTTAAGTTGAAGGTTCTGCAATCTCACCGTCTTGAATGATTTTTAGCGCCCATGTAGCTGCTTTAACCATGTCCTTTACGGCTCGTGCATCTGTTGCTGATACGTTAGGTATATCAATGATTTGGTTTAGCGCATCAAGCGCAACTTCTAGGTTGCAGTACAGCTCGTAACCTATGGTATCCATGCGATCTACTTCTTGTTGAAGCTTTGCAACTTCGTATTGGCTCTCGTTCATCTTTCCCCCCTTACAGGTAGTTGATTAAATTGGTACTCGCTGCACTGTTTGCTACACGCTTATGCGAATAGCGCCACGCGATGTGCGAAGCCAGCATCTGCTTTCCCAGCTGGTTACGATTATCCAGCGCGTATGTCGATGCTACATTGGCCTACGCCGACTTCGGACTGTAAACTTAAATTAAGCCTACTGTAAACTTATAGTGCTGGTACCGGCTTGGCCTTGGGTAAAATCATCTCCGCTTTCACCATATCTTCCAAGCTTTCCCAGCAATCTATTTTAACTTATCCTTCAAGCTTCTTCTACAGTTATCTTATATTTTTTACCAGCATTGTCTTGAACAATCATGAGTTTGGTAGTGCTTTGGAATGAGCCGTCATCGCCCAAGTCCCACTGTATCTTGCCTACATGGCAGAGCTTCCAGTCTCTGTCTTCAACCAAGGCTTCTCGGATTGTGTAGGCTATGTAGTCGCAATATGCAATCATGATCAATCCTCTGCGTAACGTGCTTCAAACATGGCATCGAGACGGGCTTCTTCACGATTCTCAAAGTCCCAGTTTAAGTCTGGTATTGACGAGAACATTTCAGGCACATGGCATTCAGGGCAAAGGTCAACTGTACCGTCGCTTGCGCCTGTGTTGTCATTGACAGTTTCAATCTCGTCTTCTTCAAAAATATGTTTGCAGCAATCGCATTTGTAGAATTTAGTCATTTCGCTTTCCTTCGCTGTAGTTGGGGGCAGAGCCCCCGTTAATTAGAAGTTGTAATCGTAGAATTTAACTGGCTCATCACTTAACTCGTAGCGGCGACCAAACTTGTCTTTCCAACCACGCTTGCCTAAACGAATGCGAATTACTGGTGCCGACTCGTCGCTACTGATGAACCACTCTTGATCGCGTTGGTTGACGCAGTGGCCTGCGAAGCCGCCTGCAATCCATTCCAGCGTTACTGATTCGTCGCGCTTAGCATCCATCTCGCGGATTTCAATAGTGATGTCGCTGACAATACGGATTACTTCGTAAGGTGTGATGTCGCTGTAGCCGAGGTGATTTGCGTATTTCATGGTGTTTCTCCCTATTCGCTGTCCTGACCAATGTGTCAGTGATTTAATTATCTATTAAACGATTAGGGAAAGTCAACACCCTATCGTAAATATTTTTAAATTATTTTTTAGGGTTTTCCCTGATGTCTTTTAGGGTCATCCCGTAGTTGTCAATGCCCTCTGGAACAACTAAGTCTGGACGCAGGCTCAAGCCATTTTTCTTAAATGGGGCGTAATCAACTCGGTGATGCCAGCGGTTAAACTTCCAGACCACTTCAGCCACGTCAGGGTGCAGACGTTCTAACATCTGAGATTTAGGTAGCGTCCCCTCTTTGGCGTAGAACTCATCGGTGTTGCCGCCTGCCATTGTCTGGGTAGTAGCCTTTTCCTGTAGGAAAGCATTGAACTGCACGGTGCATAGGCCAGCCTTAAGCGCCCGTAAGGACAGGTCAGTATCTTCGTTGTAACGCCCACGCCAGCGCATTGGCAGGCTGTTGTCGATAAGCAGGCAGGAATAGATGCGTGTGTTCATCACGAACGCAGGCAGTGGCTCTTTAGCTTTAGCAAAGAAGTCGTAATTGAACCCAGCAATTGCAACATTCTCATAACGATCAACAAAATCTTCTGCCGCCCTAAATATCGTGC